GAAGGAAAATCCTGACCAGTGGATACCGTTAAGTTATCCTAACATGGATGTAACGGCACCAAAACACGTAATTGGAATACGATATGTTGTCGCTTAAGAAGCTGATAATTTGCCCATTTTTGAGTATTTAGTTTTTCATCGATTGCCTGGCAGATAAATACTGCGATTGGAACACCCGTTTCTTTTTTGTTCTTACGGACTTTTTTTACGTGTGCTGATGGCAGCTTAACGGATTCAAGTTCATTATTTTTCTTTGCCATGAAGCAAAACTACAAAAGGTAATACCACTTTGCAACACTAAAGTGATAATTATTACGCATAAAAAAAGGGCCCCACTAAGGCCCTTTTCTTTTTAGGTCGCTTTTAATTAAGCGTCAATAGCTGTTTTCCACGGTGCAGTTGTTCCTGCGGTGGCTGCGGTAGGCGCTACAAAGTGCTTTCTTGCACCTGCGGCCAGCGTGTAAGCTGCGGTTGATCCGTCAATTGCTGACGTAGTTCCGCGTCCTCGCACGTAAACAGGGCCGGTAGTCATGTTCACAACTACTGCAATGCGTCTTGTGAATGGATCAGGAAGGCGAACAGTACCACCGTTCACGCTGTTGATCTCATTGTAGTACTTGCTTGCAACGCTTTGATCTGCTGCGGTTGCAGAAGATGTTGGTGCAAGGTTCTGATAGTGTTTTGTGAACACCGCTGCTCCGGTTGCACCTTGAGATAGAGCCTGTGCTGCCAGAAATTCATCCGGAGACTCATAGAGTTCAACCTTCTTCTTGTTGCTTCTCACCTTGATCACGGCTGCTCCTGCATCCGCATCCGCTACCATCTGTAATAGGTCGGAAGATTTCAGATAAAAGACTTTGGGGCGACTCAGGTTGGTCGCTGACGGCCCGTCTTTACGAGCCGTTACTGGGAAACTCAAATCCGTTAAGGCCATAATCTTTGTTGTTTAGTTTTGTAATATTTCAATCGAAAGTAAATACATTTTTACCAAATACCAATAAAAAAGGCCAAAAAAGACGTTAAATCTGATCTGGCCTTAGTATCTTTGCTATCTCAAAACAATAAAGACATGACAAAAGTACATAAATCTCTCGAAGAGAAGTTTCTTTCTCGCGTTAAAAAAACTGAAACTTGTTGGCTGTGGACCGGACATATCAATAGCTATGGCTACGGCACATTGCATCTTAGGTCCGATCTTCGTGTAAAGGCTCACCGGCTATCATACACCTTATTTGTTGGACCTTTTGATGAAGACCTTGATATATTGCACTCATGCGATAATCCTGCTTGTGTGAATCCAGACCATCTTCGCCCTGGAACTCATAATGAAAATATGCAGGATATGGTTAATAAGGGTAGGTCATTGAAGGGTGAGAGCCATAACATTAGTAAATTAAAAGATGATGATATACGGCAAATCCGGGTTCTGGCTCAGCAAATCCCAATTCTCACGATAGCGAAAATGTTTAATGTTACCCAAGCTAATGTACGCTTTATTGTCAATGGCGTAACATGGAAACACGTTAAGTAAAATCTTATAATCGCATAATCAAATACTATTTCTTAGTAGGAGTCGGTTTCGGCTTCACTTTCGCCACCTGAACCTGAATTCTGCCTTGTTCCCTAATCTTCATCATTTCGGTCATTCTCCTTTCTTCCTCCATGGTAAGGGCTTCTTTTGCGTCAAGTTTTGCCTGAACGCGGATCAAGAACGCCTGATTTGACGCTGCTTTGTCATCGACTTCAATCTTTGCTGCCGCTTCCTCCCAGGCAAGTTCTTTCTTCTTCTCGAATTCGTAATCAAGATTTGCTCTTTGGGCTTCTGCTGTGGCCTGTGCCGATGCAATGTTCTTTTGCTCCTCACCATCGTACTGCGCTTGCATTTCAGACATCTTGAGGTCTTGCTTCTGCTTGCGGTACATCTTAAGAAGTCGGATAGAACGCCAGATATTAGGTTCGTTTTGGATCTCAAATGCCTCCTCTTCGTAAAGAGTGCCGTTTGTGATACCGGCTTTGCAGTACTCGTTGATCCATGACTTCATCTCGTTGGTAGGCTGTTTCATAAGATAAACGCCTAATTCGTGCATGGTCACATCTGAAAGCAACGCTGTGACCGCCATGGCCTCCAATCCGAGTGCTTCTGTGTATTGTGGTGCCAGGCCGGTTGCCGCCATGCCTGAAATGGTCATCACTGTCTTTTTGTGGGTCCCCAGGTTGATCCAGTCGAAAGCAAAGTGTAATCCTCTGAGTGCATCGTCTGTGGCTCCTGCCGCCATTGTAGCTACGGCTTTGCCCATTTCTGAGTTTGGAGTGCTGGCATCGGTTAATTCGTTGAGTCCTATCTGGTCCCTGAGCAAGTTAATATCCTGGATCATGAACGAGAAGTGCTTCTCCATGGCGTTTGAAATACCACCTGGAAGCTGTTCGATAGGTTTGAAGTTCGATAGGTTTCCGGCTGCATCTCTACGTCTCCAAAGCAAAATACCGGTTTCAAAATAGATTTGAAGGGCTTCTTTGGGTGTTAATTTCTTGCCTCCGGCTCCTTCGATAGAAATGTCCTGTAAGGCTTGAAATTCGATTGCCGGACCTGCTGGAACGGACTTGGCCGCATGGTGTTGGTATTGTAGCCACTGGATTTGAATGTTGTCCAGAGTGGGTATAATCGACTCCATCACACATTTTTTCATCTTGTAGATGGTGTATGGGCCCTCGGTCTTTCCTATGCTGGACTCATTTCTGAGGATATCTTTGCTCTTTCCGTAGTTCACTACAAAGTCGGTATTCTTCACCCAGATGCAACCGTACTGGTTATCGAGCGTGTATCGTACTACTTTGCTTTCGTTGACCTGGTTGAATTTTTCTTCGGTGACTCCCTTTTGCTCAAGGGATCTCCACCACTCATATTCTTTTTTGGTGACCGCTACGTTCCCAAACCGGTTCGATCCAACCTGATAGGTTTCGGTATCCGGTGACCACCATGTAAAGTCTCCAACGGTGATTTTTGTGTTATCCCAAGGGTAGCAAAGGTTCTCGCTGTAATATTTGGGAACGTTGAAGTTGTCGTAAGATGCACCGGTAGTCTGTTCTGCTATTTTCTTGTATTCGGCTTCTGTGAGCTGATCACCGGCTATTTCCTTGAACTGGCCTATTGTTAAATCCCAGTATTCTCCAACGTATTTTAAATCATCACAGGTGCTTTTTTGTGAGGATGAGATGATCATTCGTTCAGGAACACACCTGCGTCTTAAAATCTTATTCCCTACGCGATAGGTTTTGGTGACCGCTACTCCAATTTCAACAAGATCACGGGCTGTCTCTGTAAGGATTTCTGTGTAGTTGTCCTGTTCATTCATCAACTTCAATAGATCCTGAATGACCATGCAGTAGTCCTCTTTGTAGAACATCTGCATATACATTTCGATTTCTCCCTGTGTTTGTGGTGCCGGCATCACATCATTATGCTCGGGTGTTTCAAACTCTATTCCCGTTGACTCAGTGATTTTTGAAAGGAAGTCTTTGTTGACAATGTACTCCTGCAGAGACATCTTTTTTTTCCTCTTCTCATCCTGAGCTCGCTTATCAACTGCATTTACGCCTATATCGTTGTTCTGCTTTATCAGTTTCCCGATAAGAACATTCACATATTTTGAAGCAATGTCAAGAATTTCAAAGTTTAGAGTCCGGTAACTATTCGAGTTGGGATCTCTTTTCTTTTTGTTCCGGATGCCGAGAATTGGCTTGTATTTATCGATCGATTGGTTTCCCCTGGCGTATGCTCGCCATAGTTCATATTTCGTAGTGCTGGAATTTTCCCCTCCCATACCGGGGTATAATCCGTTTTCTGCACCAGTAAGCCCTACTCCGTCAATGGCTCTTGCCCACTTGAGCGAATATTCCTTTGACGCTTTTTCCGCTGGACTTAAAAAGTCTGATGGAAAACTCGGATTCCTTTTATCAAATTCCATAAGTTTCTCATTTTAATTCAGTACCGATTGTAGTAAAAATACCATTCTGCCCAGAATTATCAAATGTATCGAACCAATCTGATATGTTCCCTTCCGGTGGTGCTTCAAATTTTGCAATCTTTTCTGCATGCACTAACGTAAATCCTGAACTTACTGTAGCATCTGATTTTGTTGGGTTTGTGGGGTCGAAATCAAGCCAGTCCTCGATTGTGTTGTCGAACGGCATTCGTTTAATATGCCTGTTTATGAACTGAATTATACGGGTCGTGTAATAGTTGATCACTTCTGGTGAGCTGGCATAACCGGCATCATCTGAGGTAGACTGAACGTTCAACCCTGTTTCAGTGAACTCCTGCGGATAGGCCAGAAACTTTTCAAGTCCATTGTTTTCAAAGAATCGGTTTAATTCCGGAACGTTCCGTTCTGGGAGAAGTTTGCAACCCAAAAATATACAAGCCATGGCCGCATCTTCGTAAGAAGTTTCCGGATCTTCTGGACGGTTTCTATACTCAAAAATAAAGTTGTGGCTTTCCCAGTCATCTTCCTTTTTCCCGTAATCTACTAATCCGTCAAACAGCCTGAATCCGTGAATAGCAGCCCGTGAAGCGCGTGGGTCCTTTGTTCTCACGTACTTTATCGGGTCACTACCTATTCTGAAAAGGTGATCATTACCTGGAACCAGCATTTGTCTTGAGTGACCATGCTTGTCGTATCCCCACTCAATTGTGAAGTTGTTGAGTATTTTGGCTTTATTGGGTTCTTTAATCTGGCTGAACTCATCTGGGAACCATGCCCAGTTAAATCTTCCTGCATGATCGTCTCTTTCCCACCATACAGGTCCGAACTTGTCTTTTAACCAGTATAGATTGCCTCGAACGTATGGAGGTCTGGTCATGTGATTCCGGATATTCTCTAACCGTTCGGATAGAAGCATAACATTGAAAATAGACTTGCTTTGATCCTTAATGAAGGCTTCTGTTTCATTGCGCGGAGATTTACGCATACGTCCCGATAACTTCTTAAGGTCATGTTTTACAGCATCGAAGTCATTCTGAATTTTAATATTTGCAATATGTCGATCGATCTGGCCAAACTTGTTACATGGTGCTCCATAGTTTTTGCCGGTGGAGTCAATGTATTCTACCAATGAGGTGTCAGTATCCAGCGCGGAGATAAGGTGCCTGTGAATCTTTGAAGTGGTGAATCCGTTCCCGTCAATGATCCTCATGTCGCTATCCTTCCATAACTTATGGCACTCATCGCCTCCTTCGTTCATTTCTTCAACCGTGGAGGTCTTTCTGAGTAGTCCTATCTTTCTGTTGTTACGGAATACGCATTTAAGATTCACTTCATGCCTGACGTATATGTCGGCTACTTCCTTGGGCAAAGTTTTTCCAATCTCATCTTCAAATAAGTCTGAAAGTGTTTCTGTATCGAGTGCCTTTTCTCCTGGTGGAGCCGCAAAGATTGTGCTTATGAGTTCAATATCTGGTGTAAACTCAAGTCCTGCTGTCTGCTTTCCTGAAATGGATCTTCTTCTGAATACAAGTTCTGCCTGGGTGTTTGTGCCATGTGCATATTCCGGCTTGAAAAACTTTGGAAGTGCGTTGAATAAAGGAACCATCTTGGCCTGGATCAATACGCCCTTTGCATCATTCTCAAAGTGTTTGCTTTGTAGTGCTGCACGATGATTATGGAACATTGTTGCCCTGTTAGCAACGCAAGCAAGTTCTTCATTTGTTTTACCCGTGGCGCGTGGTCCGATGAACATATACCCCATGCTCCATGGATTCTCTTCACACCATTGCCTGATATAAAAGTTTGTGACTGAGAACTCATAAAAAAATGGATACCCATCATTCTCTTTGTGATCGAACTTGCACCATTGAAGGTAAAACCAGTGGTGGTTAGTAAGGTATCTGCACTCACCGTTTATCATTATCCACACACCCCAACGCCTTCTGTGCCACTCCCTCCTGCGATAACGTTCGCACATCGGGTCAACAAACATGGTTTTCTTTTTTCCGGCAAGGACTAACTTAATGTCCTCAGCTTGCTTGTATTCTTCTTCAAGCGATCTTTCCAGATA